ATGTGCTGAGCGTGCAACGCTTTGAGTTCCTGCCGCGCGTCAAGGCTGAGGAGGATGTGTTCTGATGGGCTACCTGATCTGGCTGCTGATGATGGCGACTGCCTGTCTGGCGATCGGCAATCATCCCTGGCTGGCGTTGATGGCTCTGACGCTCTGTTTCACGCTGAGGTGCTGTTGCAATGACTGATTCGATTACCCCACCGCCGGAGCTGGTGCAGCAGTGGGGGCACGACGCCAACCTTTCAGGCGTGCCGCATAACGATGAACACTGGGCATACGAACAGCACATCGCCACACGTGCCGCTCAATGGGGCGCCGACCAAGAGCTGGCGGCGTGCTGTGAATGGATTGCTGATTGGTACGGACATGGATGCAATGAAGTAATTGGCAATCTCCGCGCCGCCCGCCGCCCCAAGCCGCCGAGCTTGAAGGAGCAGGCGCTGGAACTAGCAAGGCCAGCAGGAACAGAAGGTGCTCATGTCACGTTTGGACCCGAAGAACTTGAACTTATCCGCCGCGCACTGGAGGCGTTATCTGAATGACTGACTACAACAGAGAAAATGAGTTTCTTCGGTTTCTTTCTGACAAAGGATTAAACCTTCCTCCATTTACTCCTTCTGAAACAAAGTTTATATGGAACAGACAAGACTGTTGGGCAAGACACCCCGAAACTCAAAGGTGGTGGCACTTGCCTGCTGATCGCCCTGGTCGGGAATGGGTGGAGTCACTGAAGACATGCTCAAGGATGGATCTGCTATGACTGACCGCACCCTTTCCTCCGCCGCGCAGGCGGTGATGGATGCATTCTTATCTGAATGGGATGTTTATGCTGTTAGCGAAGCACGTTGGGCAACTGCCGCCGCCCTTCGCGCTGCTGCGGATCAGGCAATCCCAATGACAAAAACTCCTTGGGGTTCAACCCTTGTGCCGGTTTTGACAGCACAGGAAAGTCGTGAAAGAATCCTCGCCATCGCCGCCGAGCTGGAGGGTGGCAATGGCTGACACTTTTCGTGCGCTGTGCGCTGAGCTGGCTGATTCCGTAGAGCTGTTGCTTGAAATGCGGAGCAATGATCGACCGATGCGGGTAACAGAGGATCGCCTCGCCCGCGCCCGCGCCGCCCTGGCCCAGCCTGAGCCAAAGACATCCCGCCTTCGCTATTGCGATGTCCACGGCCAGCAACCTGAAAACGCATGGGGCTGCCCCGAATGCGTGCGAGAGATGCGCCACCAGCTGGCCCAGCCCGAGCCGCAGGGGCCGACAGATGAGGAGCTGGACGAGTTCGCTATTTACTGGTGGGGGTCTGAAATCGACGAGCGTTCAGTCTCCGATGTGATCGAATGCGGAAGCATGGCCGCCTACGCCCGCGCCGCCCTCGCCCGCTATGGCCGCCCCGCCATCGAGCCGGTGTCGGTGAGCGAGCGCCAGCCGGGGCCGGAGGATTGCGATGAGGAGGGGCAGTGTTGGTGGTGGGATGAAGACGACGACATGTGGCGTTTGAGCAGACACCGACCTTGGCTTCTTTGCTGGACGCACTGGCTCCCCCACTGGGCGCTGCCGGTGCCTGCACCCGCCAACACTATTAACCAGAACAATTATTAGGCCATGGAAATCCAAACACTTCGCGGCAACTTTTCTCAATTCAGCAAAGGTTTGTCAATTCGCGTATCAGACGGAAATGCAACGCTTGATACTTACATTGACCACAAGGAATTGCGAGCTTTTGCTGCCATGCTTGTTGATATTGCCTATGACGCACTTTCCAAGATTGGAGAAGAAGCTCAAGATTGCCAATCGAAACTACGCGACTGTCTTGAGGATCTGCAAAGCGGCGATTGGAAAGCGCCCCTTGTCGAGCCGGTGCCTGGGGTGGAGGGTGCCGATGGCTGACACCCTGCTCGCCCTCGCCCTGCTGCTCGCCCTCGGCGCAGCGGTTGAACTGTGCATCAAGGCGATCTTCGTGCGCCTGCTGCCGTTGCTGCTGAGGTTGCCATGAAACCGCTCCAGCTGTACCGCGTGGCCTTCAGCCACGCCACACCGCTCCACCTGATGGCCCGTGACCTTGCTCACGCCATCAGTACGGCTAAGGAGTTGTGCCCCAATGCACTGTTTCTTAGTTGTTGCCTGGTTCCCGAGTGGGATGACCACGAGGGCGATCCTGTACTACACTGCACCCGTTCTGAACCATGAACATGCACATTCTTTCTGAGCACCAGTTCCAGCTGATCACGCAAGCTCTTGACGAGGCCCGTGCCGCGCTTACTCAGTGCCAGCACGTCGAGCTGGATCTGACCAAGCCGAAGCAGACCATCCCGCTGCCCGCCGGCGAGAAGATCACCCGCAAGGCCCAGTCTCAAGGTAAGACTCGCGGGTCCAGCCGTGGGAGGCGGGGAGTGTCTTCGCTGACTGAGGGCAAGGTGCTGGAGATCAAGCGGCAGTTGGCAACTGGCGGTAAGTCGGTGGCCAAGATTGCGACGGAGTTTGGCGTGCATAGCACCACCATCAACAACATCAAGTTCGGCAGGACTTGGAAGAGTGTTGCGCTCCAGCAGACCTCTGAGCAGACGGTCTGAGCGTGACGATTCTCCCTGACGTGGAGATCTTGACCCTGGTTCGCCGGGGTCTTGTAACTCCCTTTGATCAAGAGCTGGTGAATCCAGCGAGTCTCGACGTGAGACTTGGTGACAATTTGCTGGTAGAGGTTCCTGAAGTACCGGCGTTACTTCCTTTTAGCATTGCTCGCCACACGCAGGAAAAGCCGTTTTTGCTCGGGCCGCATGACTTTGTGCTGGCTGAGACGCTGGAGGAGTTTTCTCTGCCTGACTGTATTGCTGGGCAGCTAACGCTTAAGTCGAGTCGTGCCAGGGAGGGTATTGAGCATTTGCTGGCAGGGTATGTTGATCCTGGTTACAAGGGGCGGCTGACCTTGGAGCTGCAGAATGCGCGGACTATGCACCCGGTTCCGCTTTGGCCGGGGATGCGGATAGCTCAGCTGGTGTTCCACAGATTGTCGATGTTGCCAAGTAGGGACTACTCGGTGACGGGGCGGTATTACGGCGACACAACTGTGCAGGGATCGAAGGGATGAGTGATTCCGTAGATCATCCGATTCATTACAACAGCGGTCAAGTTGAGGTCATTGATGTAATTGAGGATTGGGTGAAGGCGGCTCCAGACGCTGTGGTTGGTGGGCTGCAGTGGCAGGTTATTAAGTACGTCAGCAGGGCGTGGCTTAAGAAGGATCCGCTGGAGGATTTCATGAAGGCTCGCTGGTATTTGAACCGGCTGATTAACAAACTTGCTTGTGCTCCTTACAAAGACTGATGACTGTTTCTTTTGTGCATTGCACGCTTGATGCGGAGCGGCTGATTGTTCGTATGGCCAGGGTGTCTAATCCTGAAAATGCGGACAACGACAAGACCGCTCCAAAGCTGTTGCGGTATTTGATTAAACACCAGCACTGGAGCCCATTCGAGATGGCTTCGATGTGCGTGCAGATTGACACTGAGCGCGACATTGCTGCCCAAATCTTGCGGCACAGATCGTTCTCGTTCCAAGAGTTTTCGACTCGTTACGCGCAAACTTCACCGGCAGAGATTCCGCACCAGCGACTGCAGGATGCTACGAATCGGCAGAACAGTGTTGATGGTGTAGATCCTCTGCGCCAGCAGCAGTGGGCGGAGACGATTGGGGAAGTGTTGTCTGACAGTTATCGGGTGTACCAGATGCTGTTGGATGCGGGTATGGCTAAGGAGACGGCACGTAGAGTTTTGCCGCTGTGTACGCCGACCACGATGTACATGCACGGTACTTTGCGTAGCTGGATCCACTACATTCAACTGCGGAGTGCGAACGGGACGCAGCTGGAGCACCAGCAGATTGCACTGGAATGTCAGCGGATTTTTGCGCGGCAATTTCCTGTTATTGCGGAGGCTGTGTTCGATGCAATGTCCTGAGTGTGGGTCGTCAAGGCTTGGTGTATATCGCACCTGTCATGACACGGCGGAATCAGTATTGCGCCAGCGGAAGTGTCTTATTTGCGGGCACAGATTCTTCACGGTAGAAGTGGAGTTGCCTGACGGAGCTGCAAAGCACGCGCGGGACAAAAAAGAGAAGATGCAACGGCTACCTGGATTTCTACGAATTGTTTTCTCCTGATGGGTGCATCTAAGAACAGCAGGTTGTGTGCTACCTGCAGCAAGCCCATAACGGGCGCTCTTTACTGCTTCAAGTGTTATCGCTCCAGTGAGGCTGGTAGGGCGGAGTTACGGCTGGAGGCCATGCTCAACAGTTACAAGCGGTGTGAGGATGGGGGGTTGTGCCGGCAATGCGTGCATTGGTACCACCGCTGCACGCTGGGGATTCCTGAGGCTGGCACGGTGATGGCGGAGTTGTGCTCGGCGCGGGAGGTTGACAGTGTGCTAGAGTGACACAGTACACGCCTGACCAGGCATGGAAATTCTCTTTGGCATTGAGCACCTTCCGACTTTGGAGGGTGCGACTACTGTTGCATTTGACGTTGAGACCACCGGGCTCCAGCCGACTTTTGGGGGGCTGCGGCTGCTCCAGTTGGCGACTTACGGGAAGGCGCCGGTGGTCATTGACTGTTTTCAGCTGGACGACAACGACTGGATTGACCTGGAGGAGTTCTTCAGTGTTGAGCGCCGGTGGTTCGCGCACAACGCTGTTTTTGATCTCGGGTGGCTCCAGGAGTATGAGATTTATCCGGCGGGCACGGTTCTTTGCACCATGCTGGCTAGCCGGGTGCTGACTAATGGGATGCCCAACCTCAAGCATGGTCTGCAGCATGTGGTGCGGCGGTATCTGAAGCTGGACATCTCGAAGGAGCAGCAGCGCAGCGACTGGTCGGGTGATCTGACTAGGGATCAGATGGAGTATGCCGCCAATGACGTGGTGGTTCTAACCGCATTGGAGCGGGAGATTGCTGAGCGGATGGCGATTGGTGGGCTGTACCCAGCGTGGTATCTGGAGTGCAATGCGCTCCAGGCGATGGCGCAACTGTGGAGGACCGGGCTGCCGTTCAACAAAAAAGCGCTTGAGCAGCTGATCGAGGATCTGGACATCGAGCATAAGGAAGTGGGGGATAAGTTCATCGAGGATTTTGATGCCGCGTTGCCTAAGAACTTCAAACTGCACCGGGGGATTGACGGGCGACTGAAGTTCCAGACAAAGCCGGGGCCGAAGGGTAAAAAACCGGATCCTCAGGTGTTCAACCTCAACAGTCCGGCGCAGTTGCTGGCCAAGTTTTCGGCTTTGCTGGGGCAGGCGCCGGTCGATCCAAAGACGAATAAGCCGAGTGCCAGTCGTGCTGCGTTGCAGGAGTATGTGGGCGATCACAGGATTATTGCGGATTATCTGCGCTGGAAGAAAGTAGAAAAGCGGCGACAGATGGCAGAGACGTTGTTAAAGAATGTGGCGAACGATGGGTATATTCGCGCCAGCTATTTGCAGATGGGAGCTGATACGGGGCGTATGTCGTGCATGTCGCCAAATCTCCAGCAGATTCCTAGGGACCAGCGGTTTAGGGCTTGTGTGCAGGCTCCAGCGGGGTGGAAGTTTGTGGTGGCGGACTTCGCGCAGATGGAGCTGCGGCTGGCGGCGGCAGAAGCTCAAGATGAGCTTATGACTCGGGCGTTCCAGGAGGGGAAAGACTTGCATACGATTACAGCGATGCAGATTTATGGGGTTAGTGAGGATGAAGTTACAAAAGAACAGAGGCAAATTAGTAAATCAGCCAACTTCGGATTGTTGTATGGAAGCGGTGCAAAAGGGCTCAGGAATTATGCGGCAACAATGGGAATCCAGATGGATCTTGATGAGGCGGCGGAAGTCAGGCAGAAGTTCCATGCTGCATATAAAGGGATCAGCAAATGGCAGCGTACAAATGCTGCACTTGCTGATGCGCCTGCGAAGAATCCATCTGTCGCCATCCGTGTTTCGGGGCTCCGGCGGTTTCTTCCGGGAGAGAATAACAAGCTCACCACGCGCTGCAATACTCCCATCCAGGGAGCTGGTGCAGCCGTGCTCAAACTTACGCTCAGCAAGTTGTGGCCTGCCCTTAGATCCGACACAGAAGAAGTTGTGCGCTTGGCCGGCGTGGTGCATGACGAGGTGCTGTGTTTAGTGCGCGAAGAACACACGGAACGCTGGGCAAAAGTGCTGTCTTCAACGATGGAGGAGGCAGAGGCTCGGTGGTTGGGGGAGATTCCGCCGCTGGCTGAGGCTAAGGTCGGGGATAGCTGGGATCAGGCCAAGTAATGCGGCAGGACTTCGAGTATCGGGTCAGGATGTATCGGCTTCATGGGCCGATGCTCGATGTCTTTGTGGTGGCGCCGGATGCGTTCCAGGCGCACCAGCAGGCACGGAAGGAGTATCCGGGGTGTGCGGTTCAGTCGATCCTGCGAGTCTCAGAGTTGGACTCATGAGTCGCAGCCGCACGGGAAGGGAGCTGGTGATGGAGTGGCTCCAGCGGGAGATTCGGCTGGCGAAGACGGCGGATTTGCAGAGGGCGGCGGCTTTTTTGGAGTGGGCGCGGGACGTTAGGAAGGGGTGCTCCAAGCAGAGGGGTGGGGCGCGGGTGGCGCAGTCGAATGCCTGGAGGAAAAGGGTGGATGAGGATGTGCGATGGTAGGTCTAGTGTGTCGCAGTATGCTATTGTGTAGGAGATTAGATACGGGATCATGCCGCTGCGTCACGGACAGAAGGTGTACTGCCAGCTGCTGTTGGACATGCACAGATACAAGCTGGCCGAGGAACTGGCGGCACGAGAAGGGAAGAAAGTGACGGGGATGCTGCGGGAGATGGTGTATGCGGCGCTGGAGAAAAACCTGCCAGCATCGGACTACAAAGCAGCAGAGGCGGCTGATAAGGCGTCGTGGGCGGAGTCGGTGCAGCGAAGGGTGCAGGGAAGAATGCGCTCGAAGCAGCAGCCAGGTGTGTCAGAAATTGACGCATGAGTCCCAGTCAGATTTCTTCATAGTCTGGCTGGTTGGGTAGAAGGGGTAGTAGGGTTACACAGTAACCTGCTTTTTTGATTGTGACGCGTTACGTGGTGATGACCGGGGACCGCTGGGTCACGGCGGTTTACGGGCCGGGAAATGGTGTGGGGTTTACGCAGACCAAGGAGGATGCGTCGAGTTGGGTCACGTATGAGTGTGCGGTGGCGGCGGCCAAGGTTGTGATGCGCCAGGTGGATACGCCGGTGTTTGTCCACAGTGTTGAGGAGCCCGCGTTCCCAAGGTCGTGGAATTGATGGAGTTTTACGAGGTGCAGGTGTGGCTGGCGGGGCGTGGGGCGCTGCGCCAGCTGGTTAAGGCGACGTCGCTGGATCACGCGCTGGTGGTTGCGCGGTGCAAGTATCCGGGGAGTCAGGTGGATGTGCCGCCCCCTGTGGCGGGGAAACCTGCCTTGGTGCGGTCGCACACCAGCCCTAGTCTTGCGGCGAATGCACGATTAAAGGCGGCGAGGGCGAAGCGCATGAAGAAACCGGCGGCGTGGGCACAGAAAGCGTGGGCGCGTGTGCAAGCTGACCAGGCTAGGACCGATCTACTGGAGCGCCTCTACCTGGAGGATTCGCGGGATAAGCCCGATCATCCGCTGCACGGGTGCTACACCGGGTTGTACCAGCAGATGGTTGAACGCACTAGCGCAGAGCCGGTCTAGGCAGAGTCGCGGTTGAGGCCAAAAGGTTCCGTTAGGTTGTTCGCGGCTTCGCGGATGGCCCAACGGCTTTTTGTTTGCTCCAGTTGGTGGAGGGTGTTGAGGATGAGGGCGGCTTCGAGGAGGCCCCGGTAGTCGCCGGCGTTGAAGCGGTCCACCAGCCATTTGTCGGTGGAGGCTTTGTTGAACTGGGATTCGAGGCTGTGTTCGATGGGATTCATCACTACTTGGGGCGGACTTTGATGAACCAGCCGGTGTCGTTGCCATCGACGAGCCAGCGAGGCAGCCAGTTCTTGCGGGAGTATGGGATTTTTGCGCCGCCTTTGTGGCTCACGTAGCCACCGTTTACCAAGTTGGCCTCGCCGTTCGGGTCGTTGAAGACGAAGTGCGTGGGGGTGAAGCCGATGACGACGCTCCAGTGGCCGCTGCCGGTGGGATTGGAGGCGGTGCCGTGGTGGAGCCAGCCGACCGGGACGGGGTGGCCGCCGATGATCTCGTTTTCGAGGTCTTCGGCAGTGCCGTCCATCTCAAAAGTGGCGGTAAGGCCCAGCGCTTTGAGGGCAGCGAGCTGGGCCTTAGGGTCGGTGGTATCTCCGAAGCGGGCGCGGAGTTTGTTGTATTCGTAGTCGCCCGAGATTTTTCCGTAGTAGCGGGCCACCATGGCGCAGCTTGAACTAAAGCACTGGCGATAACCAGTGGCGCCATCGTCAGGGCCTAGCTGGTATTCATAAGGAACTTTGAGGATTTTTTCCTGCGGCTTGATGGCCGGATTAGTTCCAGCGTGCTGATCCATCAGGGCGATCAGTTTGCCCGCGTAGTTGGGGTCTGTTGCGTATCCTTCTTTGACCAGCCACTTAGCGGCTTCTTCGCGGTTGACTGCGTTGTTGCAACCTTTGTATTGTTTGTAGTCTTTGTACCAGTGGTCTACAAGGTATATGACGCAGGAGAGAAGATCGGGAAAGTCAATAAAGCTGTCGGTAATAGTGATCCACTGGTTATTGATGAACTCTTGGGTTTTGGTGTTGGT